AATTCTAAATGGGAAGATAATAAATATGATAATAGACCACATTTAGGTCTACCTAGTTGGTTTAAAGGGAAAAAACTCTTATAAATAATATGTAAATATAAGAAACAATAGGACTTAATCATATGACAAGAGCAAGAGAAAATGCATCTGTTAAATTTGCAACAGCAGTTATAACAGGAGATACTACAATGGTAGCAGGAAAATCTTATGCTGTTAATACAACAAGTGGTGCAATTACTATGACATTACCATCTAGTGCCGATGCTGGAGATTACATACAAATTATAGATTATGCTGCTACGGCAGATACTAATGCAATAACTGTGGGAAGAAATTCACACAAAATTCAAGGAGCAGCAGCTGACCTAACAGTAGGAACAGAAAGAGCTGCATTTGGATTAGTATATATAGATGCTACTCAAGGTTGGTTACTTACAGAAAAATAAGGAGTGACCTATGGCAGATTATAAAGATGTTAAGTATAATGTAGATTATGGAGATACTTCAGGAGCAGGTGGGTTAATAAGATTAGCAACAGCACATCAAGCAACAACTGATGCTGATGATGGTACAGCTACATTTGATTTTACTTCTGGTATTGATTCTACTTATGATGTTTACTACTTTGAAATGTCAGGAATGATTCCTCATAGTACAGCACAGTTTCAATTTCAAGTGGACACAGGTACTAACACAAATTATAATATAACAAATACAGGTATGAGGCTCAGTTGGTTTCATGCTAATGCTGATAATGAAGCAGGTGCTGGTGGACATGGTGGCCCTAATGATGATGATACTAATTTTATAACATTTGGCCCACCACAAAAAGGTTCTGGTACGCCTGGCGATTTTCAAACTAGAGGTGCCATAGGTGGATATTTATATTTGTTTAATCCTAGTTCAACAACATTTGAAAAACATTGGATAACTAAAATGAGTGGAACAGGAGCTGCTGGTGCTAATCAATATGTAGAAGATTATGAAAGTGCTGGTTATTTTCAAACAACCACAGCAATAACTCGTGTAAGATTTAAGTATAATACTGATGATATAGATGCTGGTAGAATTACTATGTTTGGACTAGTAAAATAATGGCAAATTATAAAGACATAAAATATAATTTTAGTACAAGTTCTAATGCAACAGGTCTTGGTGGTGCTTGGAATCTTATTAAGACACAAACAGTTTCTAGTTCTGTTGCAGCTTTAGATTTTATTCATGGTACTAGTGATGTTGTTCTTGATGACACATATGAAACATATTTAATTGTATGTTGCAATATGCATCCAGCAAATTCAAAACCCGAATTACGATTTCACCCTGGCGATGGTGACTTTACAGATAGTAAAACTAGCGCACAATGGATTACAAGAATGAGTTATGGTGATGGTAGTGTCACAGTTGGATATGATGATACTAATGATTTAGCAGAGGGAACAGGTGGACAATCTGTTGCTATAAATGTAGGTAATGGTAATACAACCGATTCGTGTTCTGGTCATATTTATTTACATGGGCCTGGAGAAACTGATGCATGGAAAAGTTTTTTATATGATTTTGTTAGTGTTACACCTGATGAAATGGAAGGCTGTCATGGTGGTTCAAATATACAAGTACAAGGAGCTATAGATAGATTTAGAATTGATTTTTCATCTGGTAATATAGATGCTGGAAGTGTATCTCTTTATGGATTTAGTGACGCATAATGGCAACTTATAAATCAATATCAAAAAACTTTGGTTGGGGCTCTGGATTTACTGGTGGAGATGCTTTAGCTAAAATATCTACAAGTACAGCATCATCTGATTCAGTTGTTAATATTACTTCTGGTATAGATTCTACTTACAATGCTTACATGGTATTTTATAATTCAGTTCACCCATCTACTGGCTCTAAGTTAACATGTCAATTTACAACAGATGGTTCGAACTTTAATTTATCATTGTGTACTGCTCAATCTAATGGTTCAAATACAGAGGCTGGAAGTGCAAGTGATAATAATGCAGATGCAAGTGAAGACCAAAATAGTGGTACAGCATATCAATCAATAGCATATGCAGATACTATTGAAACTAATGCCGAATCATGCTGTAATGGATTTCTTTGGTTATATGGACCATCGAATACAACATTCCATAAACACTTCTATAGTAGGTCAGTTGCGAAAGATGATGCGCCTGGTGGAGCACAAACATGGACTACAGGACAAATTAAAACTGCATCAGCAGTTACAGGTATTTCATTTAAAATGAGTTCTGGTAACATAGATAGTGGTACATTTACATTATATGGAATAGGAAAATAGGAGAAAAATAATGCCGAGATATATATTAGAAAATGGAGTTAGGCGTCAAATGACAGATGCAGAAGAAGCAGCAAGAGATGCTGAAGAAACTGCTTGGACAAATGGTGCTCTTGCAAGAGCAATGGACACTCTAAGAACAAATAGAAATAGAAAAATAGCTGAAACTGATTATTTAGCTTTGAGTGATGTTACAATGTCTTCAGCATGGACTACATACAGACAAGCACTTAGAGATATAACTAATGGTGTAGATACAGTAGAGAAAGCTGAAAATGTCACATGGCCAACAAAACCATCATAATAGTTTGTATAAATAAACATATATTCAATAGGATAACAAGTTATGACAAGAAGTAGAGATTTTGCACAAGGGGCAACTAGAACAGAATTTATCTATACGGCAACTGCTGGGCAAACATCATTTAGTGGTAATGATACTAATAGTGTATCACTAGCATATACTGCTGGTCAAATAGATGTATATCTTAATGGTTCAAGACTGGCCCCTGCAGATTATACAGCAACCAATGGAACAGCTGTAGTTTTAGGAGTAGGTGCTGAAGCTTCTGACACATTACAAATAAATGCATTTGGTACTTTTAATGTTGCAAATGTTGTTGCGACAAGAGATTTAGAGGGTAACGAATTTGTACTTGATGATGATGGTGATACAACAATCACTGCAGATACAGATGACCAAATAGACATTAAGATTGCAGGTGCAGATGACTTTAAATTTACTGCAAATACATTTAGTGCATTAGATGGTTCATCAGTTTTAATAGGTGGTCAATCAGCTGATAGTATTGGTGGTGCAACTTGTACTACACAAATTGAGGGTACTGCAGTAGGTGATTCATCTTTAAGTTTAAAATGTAATGCAAATGCCACAACTGCTCCAACAATTAGATTTGGTAAATCAAGAGGAACAGCAGTGGGTTCTGATACTGTCGTTCAAGATGGTGATGAATTAGGAGTAATTGTATTTGCTGGTGCTGATGGTACTGATACAGAAACACAAGGTGCTGTTGTAATTGCAGCTGTTGATGGTACACCAGGCAGTAATGATTTACCTACAAGATTAGTATTTCAAACAACTGCTGATGGTGCAGCTTCTACCTCAGAGAGAATGAGAATAGATAATGCTGGTAAAGTAGGCATTAATACAACGAGTATTCAAGGAACATTTCATGTGGATAGTGAATTTGATGGAAGTTATGGTAGAGCAGCTATACTTACTTCAACAGGAGACCCAACAGGCGATGCAAGTAACCAACTTTTTGTAGCTGCTTTTACTGGTGATGCCAATGTTACTAATGCCACATTTTTATCAATGAGAGATTCAGATGGTGAGATAGGAAATATTACAGCTAATGGAGCATCATCTGTTGCATACAACACATCATCAGATTATAGATTAAAAGAAAATGTAGATTATGCTTTTGATGCAACGACAAGATTAAAACAACTCAAACCTTGTAGATTTAATTTTATAGCAGACCCTGATACTACAAAAGATGGATTTCTTGCACATGAAGTTTCTAGCATAGTACCTGAAGCAGTTACAGGAACGCATGACGAAACTAGGGAATGTGTAAATGTAGTTAAAAAAGCTGATGGAAAAATGATACATGAAAATGTTAGTGAAGAAGATTGGACACAAGGCAAGGCAGATGGAACTTATGCAGAAGATACAACATGGTCAGCTACAGCAACAGTACCTAGATATCAAGGAATCGACCAAAGCAAACTAGTACC